GGAAATGGATTTTGTGTATTGTAAATTTTGTTATATCCAAGTAAAATGAGCCAACGATCTGCTACCATTTCGATATATTGACTCATTAAATTACAATTCATACCGATAAGTGATACAGGTAAACTTTTTGTAATAAATTCTTTTTCAATATCGACAGCTTGTTTGAAAATATCGTGAACTACGGTTTCATCTAGACGATTTTCTAACATTTTATACAACTCTATCGCAAACTCTGCGTGGAGGTTTTCATCACGCGAAATAAAAGAATTGGCAGTACTTAGTCCAGGCATAAGACCTCTACTTTTTAACCAATAAATAGCACAAAAACTTCCTGAAAAGAAAATCCCCTCGACACATATGAATGCAAGTAAACGTTGTGCAAAACTAGGTCTTTCTCGTGTTAAATAATCGAGTGCTTCTACATCTTCGCTATCTAAAGGATGTTTATTAAAAGGAACTTGACCATACTCGTTTGAGTGTAATAAACGGTTATAACTTTGCATATACTCTTCAGGTATCATTTGTTGTAATGTGGCTCCTTCTTGTATCCATTTAATAGCCCATTCTGCTTTTTGTTTTACAGCAGGAATAGTTTCGACAGCGTTAAATAATCTTGTTTTTTCATCGGTATTTATAATATATGTATCGATTAATAATGAATATGTTTCTCCATGTATTGCTTCAATCATCATTTGAACAGAATAAAATTGACGAGCTTCTGGAATTTGTACTTCGTTGTAAAAATTGACAATTAAATTTTCATTTACGATACCATCACTTGCAGCAAAAAAAGCCAAGATATTTTTAATAAAATATCTTTCATTTTCGTTTAATTTAGAATTCCAATCAACCAAATCATCAGTTAATTTAATCTCTTCAGCTGTCCAAAAAGTTGAAAGGTGTTGTTTGTAAAACTTCCATAAATTATTAAACTTTATAGGGAAAACTGTATAACGAGAATTATTGTTATCCTTAATGATTGGTTCCATTGTTATTTCTTTATTTAGTATTTAAATTTATTTTTTTTTTATGTTATTTTATAAAACTGTATTTTTACAAATAAAAAAATGTATTTTTTGTTTTTTTTATTTATTGATTAAGGATATATATATGGTATATTGTTTAAAAATAATAGGATACTATAAACATTCTAATTTTGGAGATGAACAATATAAAACTTCTATAACACAGTTATTTAGTGAATATTTACAAATAGATTACACGATAGAATTTATTGACTGTGATTGTATTTACAAAGAAAATTTCTATGATGACGATATTATAATAGTAGGTGGTGGTGATATATTAAACCCTTATTTTATGGATAAAATAGGAAAAAAGTTTCGAAATCGTCCAAATATTATAATTGGTTTATCTGTAGGTTTGCCATATGCATCAATACTCGTTCAAACTTCAAAACTAGAAATATTAGATTATATTTTTATAAGAACTATTCAGGATCTAGACATTTTTACAAAATATTTTCACAAGGATAGGATCTTTTATATTCCTGATGTATCGTACTTATTAACACCAAATTATATTTTTACAAAACGAATGAGTACAACAGAAAATACAATTTTAGATGCCAATACAAGTTTAGATGCGATTGATTTGGTATATTCTAAATTTTTAAAAAAACGTTCCGTTTCGCCTCAATGTAAATATGAAACATCTTTATGTAATATAAAAAATGGCAGGCGATTATTAGGTATATGTTTGTCAAGACATTTTTATAATAAAAATTATATTAATGAATATTCTAGTGTTATAAATGGTATATCGAAATTTGTTACATATATGATATCTAAAAATTATTCTATAGTATTTATACCATTCAATACAAATCCAATAAATGATAATGAAAATGATACTACGATTGCCAAAGATGTTTTGGATAAACTTGATGAACACCACCATTTATTAAATATTGAGGATGAATTAACTATTGATGATATGAATTACGTAATGTCTCGTTTGGATATGTGTATACCTATGCGATTTCATTCAGTTTTATTTTGCATGTATAATATGATACCATTTGTTTCGGTTTATTCTACTAGAAAGATTCATAATTTATTATTGGACACGTATTGGGATTATAAATATGTATTAAAAGTAAATGATCGTTTTGTTCCAACAGAGTTTGATAGTGATTATTTAATTGAACAAGTTTTAAAATTAGAAAATATGATTGTGAATAGGAAAAATATTTATCACAAGTTATTGCATATTAATACTAATTTATTTGGTAAAATGTTTTTTAATAACATTAGTAAACTAATTGATATAATTACTAATAGATCAAAAACAAGAAAATTATATGATTCTACAAATGTTTCAAATATTATCGAAAGGACTTGTGAAATGGTTAAGGAATATTCTTTTTCAAAAGGATATAATGATTTTAGAACGATAAATGACTCTGGTATAAAAAAGATTATTTCAAGTATAGTTTCTTATAACTTGATAGGTACTCAAGATTCAGAATACAATTATGGTATTCAAGAAAAAATGTTTGATATGTCAAAAGAATATGACTACAATAAAGAATGGAAATGGATAATTAATGACCATATAACTCAAAGTGCCGCGGTTAAACGAAAGGTTGTAAATAATCCAACTGGTTTGTTTAATATGGATTATATAGATCAGATTGATTATTCTGGTGTACATCGTTCAGGTTGGCAATATGTATATAATCATTTAGAATGTTTACACAATTCAAATAGTGAATTATTATTAGATTTATATGTAGATAGGACGTTTCATTGGAATCGAGAAATTAATTCTATATTAAACATAATTCCATATAGGAAAAATTGGATTGGTTTTATTCATCATACATTTGATACATCCTTTAGTAGTTATAATTGTGATACTTTATTAGATTGTGAGGAATTTTTACAGTCATTATATACGTGCAAGGGATTGTTTGTTTTATCTAGTTATTTACAAACTCAATTAACAAAACGATTACGAGAATTAGATTTTGATGTAAAAGTTTTTACATTAGTTCATCCTACTGAAACAAATGTAAAACAATTTTCATATAAAAATTTTTTCAATAATGAAAATAAACGCCTTGTTCACGTAGGTGGGTGGTTGAGAAATATATATTCATTTTATAACTTGCACGTTCCAGAAAAGATTTTGTGTAAATATGGTTTATTTCTAGGAAATAAAACAAAAATATTATATAAAACAAAAAGTGACAAAATTACGAAAACTGCGTTAATTGGTAAAAATATGAATAATTATTACCCACAACAACATTTTTTAGAAAATATCTTTTCAGTTTTAAAAGAAAATACAAATAAAAGTCTAGGGAAAAAAACAAATCAGAATAATATAAATCAAAATATAAGCCAAAATATAAACGAAAATATAAACGCGAATATAAACGCGAATACAAACGCGAATACAAATGAAGATGTGTGTCAAAATATAAGTCAAAATTCAAACGAGAATAATATAGAATTGTGTAATAATTGGAGCAAACATTTTTATGATGATATATGTGATAAGATAAAGAGTGTAGATTATATAGAGTATTTAGATAACGATTCTTATGATGTTTTAATGACTGAGAATATAATTTTTATAAATTTAGTTGATGCATCTGCTGTTAATACAGTTATAGAATGTATAGTAAGATCAACTCCTATTATAATTAATAAACATCCTGCAGTAGTAGAGTTGTTAGGTGAGAAATATCCATTGTATTTTAACAATACACATTACTCGACTATGGATATAGAAATAAATAACTTATTATCAAATGATAAACTGATACGTAATGCTCATAATTATCTAAAAAGTATGGATAAGAATGTATTTTACATTAATACTTTTGTAAATGAGTTTCATAATATTATAACAAAATTATAAATTTGATGTGTGCGTTTAATTATAAACTGGATGATATGTGCGTTTAATTATAAACTGTACGAAATGTATAATATTTATTGTACGGATGGAATAAATATTATTATATCATCACAAATTAATGATAAATTAATTTCTATGTAATTATTATAAAAATGTCTTATAACGCAGATGCGCAAGTCTTTGAAACACAAATCGTTGTGACAAATACGACACAACCAGCTGGTGTAACAAGTGGATCTATCATAAACAAAGGTTCACTTAGTACATTTGATACATATGTTACTGGTCATACAGTTATTAATAATGTTAAAATTACTCCTAATTTAAATGATATTGTATATGAACAACAGGCTACATTAAACAACAATCAAAATGCGTGGGCAGATATAACCGAATTTTTCTTTGATGATTCCGTCTGTAATTCTTTTAAAGCATCAATTAACGTTACTGTTTCTGCAGGATCAGACAAATATGCTATTTGGGAATTAAATGGTTTGTATAAACCAACTGGTTGGGTTATTACATCTAGTTTTAGTGGTGACTTGACTGGAGTTCAATTCAGTGTATACAATAAAGAAGGTGGTATTGGTCAAATTCAATATCAAAATTCTAACACTGCAGGTATCACTTACGTTAGATATAGAGCTAGCACAACAGCACCTCCTGGAAGTACACCATTAGGTGTATCAAGTGGTGTTATTAATAATACATCTGGACCATTTATAGCAAATAGTTTAGTATATGCGTCCAATTCAAATACATTAGCAACAACTGATCTTTCTTATGTGTCAAATGTTTTGACAGTTGGAGGTAGTTCTAGATTTATTGCTGAAAAAACAAGTTCATTTGTAAACTTTTCTAATGGAGGTGCTCTTACATCTATGGGAGATGCATCCATCGCTAAAAATTTAATAATAGGAGAGAGAATTGGTGTAGCAAATACATCACCTACATTTAGTTTAGATGTTACCGGTGATATTAACTTTACTGGTACTTTTTATAAAAACGGTAATGTTTATAGTGGTTCTGAAATTTGGGCCACAAATTCAAGCAGTGTATTCTATACAGCTGGTAATGTTGGTTTAGGTACATCATCTCCATCACATCAATTAGATGTTGTTGGTGGTATTCGATCTAGTGCTGGTTTAACTACAACAACACTCGTTTCAACAAGTGTTACATCTGGAAGTGTATCATCAACTAATTTAGTTGGAACAAATGCTACTATCGCATCTGGTTTGTTTACTAATGCTAATGTAACTACAGGTACAGTTGGAACTTTAGTAAGTTCTAATGCTAACTTGACAACAGCTACAATTGGATCATTTGTAGCAGGATCTGGTACTGTAGGTGGACATTTGGTACCATCTACAAATATTGTATATGATTTGGGTTCTTCTAGTTTGAGATGGAGAGATTTATACTTGTCAGGTAACACAATTCATTTAGGTGAAAAACAATTAAGTTTAACAGGTGATGTTTTCCAAATGGAAAAAATGTCTATAACAAGTACAGATGATGCATCCTCTATTACATCAGCTTCATTATTAGTTAGTGGTGGTGCTGGTGTTAGTGGTAAGTTACGTGTGGGAGGAACATCTCATCTTACTAGTATTGAAGCCACATCTTCAACTATTACAAATATGATCAGTTCTACTGGTACTGTTGGAACTTTGGTCAGTTCTACTGCTAATCTAACAAATGCTAACGTAACAACTGGTACCGTTGGAACTTTGGTTAATACAAATGCAGTCTCGACAAACATAAGTTCTGGTACATTGAACTTGAGTACAGGATTAACAAGTGCAAGTGCTCTAATTACAAATGTAGTAAGTACAACAATTAGTGCAGGTACAGTAGTAGGTACAACCTTTACAGGTGGTAGTATGAGTTTGTCCGGTGATTTAGTTATCGGTGGAACTTTGACAACTGTGAATATAACTACAACAAATGTAGTTGATACACATATTACATCTGGTAATATTAATATTACATCATTAGCAACTATTGTTAATGCTAACGTGACAACTATGACAGCTGGTAATGCAAGAGTCACTAATGTTACCACAGGAACCTTGAACGTTAGTTCTATAATCTCAGTATCTGATACTGCAAATACCCCTGCAGGTGCTGTTACAGGAACAAATGTAAGATTTAATAGTGGTGGTATGAGTTATCTAAATCAAAATCCACCTGACGAATATAATCCAAATGGTTCAACTGAAAGTCGACCATATTATTATTCTAGTGATTATTTCGTAACTGCTTTGCCAGTTGATCCAACTCCCGGTTACGATCCTTACGCTTATTTCTATAATCCAACTGCATTCAAATATGTAGGTTCAGGATCAACTGTAGTTAATTGGAGAGTGCAAACACCTGGTGCAAATGCTCCTATGTTTGGTACTTATACTATTTATATAGATATATTAGATACGAATGGTACAACTATAATATCAACACCAGCTACTTTAGTATACGCATCTGGATCACTTGTTACGGATACAGGAGTTCAAACAACTACTTTGAACTCAAATCAATATATAAGGTTTAGAGGAGATGGTGGTATGGGTCCAAGCATAAACAACTTCGTCTTTACATATGATTTACAGGTTAATGTTAACAGTTTGATTGCAAATTCATCAGGAGTTACAGTAGGTTCATTAAAAGCTACAACTGCACAGTTTACAACTTTAACAGCTGGATCTATTAGAACATCAGATATTGCTCTTAGTGGTAATTTAGTAGCAACTGGTGATATCACTGCTTTTGGAAATATTTCTGATCGTCGTTTCAAGGAAAACATACAAAGTATTGAGAGCGACTTTGCTTTAGGTAAAGTAAAAAGTCTTAGACCAGTGACATTTACCTGGAAATCAAATATTGCAAACACATCGAAAATAGGAACTGACGATGCTGGTTTTATAGCACAAGAAGTGGAAGAAGTAGTTGAATATGCTGTAGGTGAATTTACAGATCTTGAATCAGGTGAAGTATACAAGAAGATCAATCACGAAAGAATTATTCCTTATTTGGTAGGTGCTATACAAAAATTAGAAGCTAGAATTACCGAATTAGAAGGTTAAGAGAAAATTAGAAAATTAGTTTAAATAATAAAAAAATACCATTTTATTAAAAAATATAAAATGGGTATTTATTGAGTTTTTTATGTTTGATAAAAAAAAATAATATTGTATTATAATTAAGTAGTAAAAATATGTCTAAAAAGGTAATTGATATAGCAAATTCCTTAGAATTTATTAGAGATTATAATTCTAATGGCATTACTGGTAATAATTCTAGACTTAGTACTAGTGAAAATGGTGAATTATTTCTTTATTACAATAATAGTTCTTCAAATTCTTCATCTGGTACAGTTGTATTGTACAATGGTGGTTTGAGTATTAATAATACATCAGAGGCAACAAGTGTAACTTCAGGTGGTTCTATGACAATTAGAGGTGGTACAGCTATAAGTGGTGATTTGTATATAGGATCTAATATATATGTTTCATCAAATATAAGTAGTAACAATGTGATAACTTCGGGTTTAACAGTTGGTAATATTAATTTTACAGGAAATTTATATCAAAATAGTAGTTTATATGTAAGTTCTCAATGGACATCTAATACAAATTCCAATAACGAAACGTTATTTTATACATCTGGAAATGTAGGAATAAATACAACTCAACCGCAATATAATCTTGATGTAAATGGAACAATGAGATCCAACGATATATTAAGTACTAATATAACTAGTGGTACTTTAACAGCAACAGGTTTAACAGTTGGTAATATTAATTTTACAGGAAATTTATATCAAAATGGTGTTTTATATTCTGAATCTAATTCTGGTAATTGGGGTACTGATTCTAATAATATATTTTATACACGAGGTAATGTTGGTATAATGAATGTTTCACCTAATAGTACATTAGATGTATTAGGTAATTTCAATGTTTCTGGAAGTACAAGTTTATCATCTATTTCTGCTATAAAAAGTGGAAATGTATTATCTATACAAAATTTTACCACTGGAAATTCATCGATTCAATTTATGGATAACAGTAGTAGTAATAGATTATATATTGGTTACGCGAATAATGGTAGTTCTTTAACAAATTTTGTAGGATCTGGATATATATTAAGTGAAAATGCTACATCTATTAAAATTGCAGCTGGAAATGAAACATCACGACCAATTATTATTAATGCAAATGACAATTCTATTTCAGTTACAACTATAACAGATTCAACTGATATATACTCTGGATCATTAAAGGTAGCTGGTGGTGCTAGTATTGAAAAAAATTTATATGTTGGTGGATTATCATATTTATCTAATTTAAATGTTACCAATGTGACATACGGAAGTTTATCTATATCAGATTTAAATTTGGGTATGTCAAATATCTTTTCTAATGTTTTTGTAGCTTCTAATAATATGGGGTCAGCTACGAATATTACTAATTTATTTTTTAGTAATTCTACTGTTAGATCATTTACTGTAACTTTGACTGTAAGTGTAACAGCTACAGCAAATCTTTACGAAACATTTATTCTTGAAGGAATTCAAACATCTTCACAATGGGATATATATGTAAGTAGTTATGGTGATATAACTGGTGTTTTATTTAGTATTACCTCTTCTGGACAAATACAATACACGTCACCCAACTTTTCAGGTTTCACAAATATGATATTTAGTTATCAAGTTGTGCAAATAAATAAAACGCTTTCTGTAAATTATTCAGGATTGTCTACAAGTGGTACATTAATAATCGATTCTATACAAATATTAAGTACACTTGATTCAAATTCTATTACTAAAGGATCTTTATATATTGCAGGTGGTTGTACTATTGACAAAACATTATATTCAACAAATATATCATCTGATTCTTTAAATGTAACAACAAGTACAATTGGTTCAGTATTAGCAACAAATCTGAGTTCAACTACACTAACAACTGCAACTGCGAGGATCACAACAAATTTATTAGCTATTGGAAATTCAAATACAGTTGGTAGTATTATTACAACTGGTGGAAATGTGGGTGTTGGTACATTATATCCAGCTGGACCATTGCACGTGTCTGGTACTACAGATAGAACATCATCAACTATTGGAGGAATTTATATGGGTACAATGAATGATGATTATGCTTTTATTGAACTCAATTCTACTACAGGTACACGGATTGATTTTTCAAGTATAGGAAGTGATTATCGAGGTAGAATTGTTTACGATAATAGTTTAGATTGTCTTGATATTTATACAAATGGAATAATAAGTTCCCGTTTAAATAATATTGGTAATTTAACTGTGGTAGGTGATTTAACTGTATTTGGAAATATATCTGATGCGAGATTAAAACACAATGTACACACATTAGATTTGGATGAATCAATCGATATTATTAATCGTTTAAGACCAGTTACTTTTACTTGGAATAATGATATTTCGAATATATCTAAAAAGAATACAGATGATGTTGGATTTATAGCACAAGAAGTAGAAGATGTTATTAAATATGCAGTAGATGAATTTCAAGATATACAGACAGAAAAAATGTATAAAAAACTTAAACACGAAAGAATCATTCCTTATTTAGTAGGTGCTATACAAAAATTAAATGATGAAAATTCTAAAAAATCTTGTGAAATAAATAGATTAAATGATATAGTTATTAATGTATTAAATAGATTAGAATGTTTGGAATCAAAGTAATAATATCCTTTAATAAAATTTATGAATTATAATAAATTTTATTTTCAAGTATAATTAAAATTTTATTTTCAAGTATAATTATAATGTCATTATCGAAAAGAATATCGTATAATTTAAGATTAACAGGTGGTAGTTTTTTATCAGATACTTTAAATGTAAGTATTGCTACTGTTAATAATATGTTATCAACAAATATAAGTTCTGGTGATATACGTGTAACTGGTAATTTATTTGTTGGAGGTACAGTTACAACAGTAAATATAACAAGTACTAATTTAGTTGATACAAATATTTCGTGTGGATCAATTATATCATCTGATTTAAGTACAACAACAGGTACAATTGGTAATGCAAGAGTCACAACAAGTTTAATGGCTTTAGGAAATTCAAACACTATTGGTAGTATAGTTACAACTGGTGGAAATGTTGGTTTTGGTACAAGTAGTCCAAATGATTTAATCCATTTATATAAAGCTACTGTTGGAGCTGATGTTGGACAGATTTTTCAAACTGATTCTCGTCAATATCGTATGGGTATACGTGGTGATATTTCAAATTCATTTGTTATTCAAGACGATACAGCAGGTCAGGCGTATTTTGCAATCGACACAACTGGTAACTTGACAGTAAAGGGTGATGTAATTGGTTTTGAAAGTATTTCAGATCGTCGTTTCAAGGAAAACATACAAAGTATCACGAGTGACTTTGCTTTAGATAAAATAAAGAATCTCCGACCAGTGACATTTACGTGGAAATCAAATATTTCAAACTTGTCAAAAATAGGAACTGCTGATGTTGGTTTTATAGCACAGGAAGTAGAAGAAGTTGTAGAATATGTAGTAGATGAATTTTCAGATCTTGAATCAGGTGAAGTATACAAGAAGATTAAACACGAAAGAATTATTCCTTATTTGGTAGGTGCTATACAAAAATTAGAAATTGAGAATAAAATAAATGCTGTACAATTAAAAGAAACAAGAGAACAATTAAAAGAAACGCAAGAACAATTACAACAATTACAAATAACAATTAAAAATAACAATTAAAAATAATTGATTTAAAATTAACCAATCATATATAGTAATATTATATATGAGTGATAAATTACGTGTATTATTTAAGGGATGGTTTAATATACCTCATAGTTATAGTATGGTGAATTGTTTTCAGATTGTTCATTTGTACAAGAAATATAAGGATGTAATGGATATTTATATTGAGGAGATGCCTTATTTTCGTGAGGAATGGAATTCTGTAAAGAAATTAGTGTATAGTGAAGAATACAATGATATAATTCGTAATTTAAAACAATGGAATGGAGAAGAAGTTGATTTGGTTTATAGTATTACATATCCGTATGATATAACTACTGTTACGATTAATGATAAGGTTATTCCTAAATGTGTATTTTATACTTCTGAATTTGCTACATTGGAACCTCATTATTTTAATCCAGTTTTAAATTTTAAGACAGATCAAGATATAAAAGATTATGTTGTGTCTAATGATAAATTATATATGACGTCACCAAGTATTTGGTCATCTTTAGGTATGGTAAAATATGGTTTGGAAGATAGTAAAAACAGAGTAATTACACACGGTGTAGATACAAAAGTGTTTCGATATGATATATCTCGGAGAAAACGAGTTAGGGAATTTTATAAAGTAAAAGAGTCTGATATATTAATGATAAATATTGGTTCGATGACAAAAAATAAGGGTATGTTATATATTTTACAGATTCTTAATGTTTTAGTAAATAGGATTGGTAGAAAAAATTATAAATTGCTTTTGAAGGGAACTGGTGATTTGTATCAATCAAAGGTATTTTTAGAATTGTATTTTGATGAATTAAGACAAGCAAATGCTATTTCTCTTGATGAGATGAATGTTTTGTTAAAGGATCATATTATTTTTACGGACAAAACTTTATCATGCGGGAAAATGAATGATTTGTATAATGCTGCAGATTTATATTTGTCTCCTTATTTGGCAGAAGGTTTTAATTTGGCACCATTAGAAGCTTTATCTTCTGGATTACCAGTTATGATTTCTAAAACGGGTAGTACTCACGAGTATACTAGGGATATTTATAAGAATGGTGGTAACGAACACGTTATTTATATTGAATCTGAGGTTTTGACTTTTGAAAATGGTTATAAACAGAATAATATTGATTTTAGTAAATTATTAAACTTGATATTGGAGAATGAAGAAAAGATTTGTGATTTGAAGAATAAGAGGGAGAATGGAGGTGTAAATTCGTATAATACAATGAAACAGTATATTGAAAAGGATTATAGTTGGGATCACGTATCAGAGTTATTATTTGATTATTTTAACTGGATTGTTAAAAATTAAGTAACGTGAAAAATTAAATTGTAATAATAATTTCTTGTATAATAAATAATTTCTTGTATAATAAATAATTTCTTGTATAATAAATAAGAATGGATATAGTTATCTTATTATTATTAATTACAGGTATTGTATCGATTATAGTGTCTTGGATAAAATCAGATTTGAAATGTCCACCTCCAAAAATTATATATAGATATATACCTAAACATACATTAGATGTACAATTTGGAGATGAAAATGTTCCTAGTGAAATATATAAAGATATGTTTACGAAAAGTAGTCCGTGGATTGGTGGATATGGTTTAGGTAATAGATCTTTTAGATCGGATTCGGATAAAAAGAAATAATAATTAAATAAATATGAAATAATAATTAAATAGATATGAAATATTAGAGTGTGTAAAAAAAATATTTATAAAATGTGTATATTTTATAAATGAGTGTGCTTATGTATAATAATGTGAATATTAAAAAGATAAAATTTAGTGATAGACCATATAAGAAAATAAAAAAAATAAAATTAGGAGACTCTACAATAGTTAAATCTATATACTATATTGATATTGATTATGACAATCGACCACTTTACGTTCAGATGCCGTCTTGTAAATTTAAATCTATTAACGAAGATGATAATATGATTACATTTATAATAGATAAGATTGTGTATAGGGATTTTATAAAGAGATTGGAAAATTATGTTGTAGAAAATGTATATGAGAATTCAGAAACGTGGTTTAGTGGTAAGGTTTTTACAATGAGTAAAATTATTAAATGTTTTGTGTCTTCGGTTGACCACGACCACGGTCAGGACCACGGTCATGTGATTGATGATGACAATTGTGAGTTTTCAATGTCTTTTAGTAAATATTTAAAAATATATGATCAGTTCAAGACTAATTTGTCACTGGAAGATATAAATATAAAGCAAAATGAGGAGCTTTTAGAAGTTGTTTCGATAATAAATATAAGGAATTTACAATTTATAGATAATATGTTTACTTGTAATATCTTATTGGAACAAATGAAGGTATATACAGATACAAGAATTGTTGGATATTCTATTATGGAAAGTGAACCTTCGTTTAGTATTAGTATTCAAAATGATGTATCAAGTGATAGTTTATTAATGGATGAATATTATTCTGGTAAAATATAATTTTATTTAATATAATATATAAGTAAAAATGAGGTTTAGTTTTAGTTATTTAATGAGCACTATATACAAGGTAAATTGTACTATAAAAATACAACGTTGGTGGAGGAGAACTATGAGAAATAAATTACAAAGGGAATTACAAAGGGAATTACGAAGGAATCAAATAATAGATATGGTTATTAGATAATTTTATTTTGATTAATATGGAATTTTTTTTTCGCTTTTAAATATATTAATGTTTGAAGAAGAATTAAAAATTTTATTAGAAAAAACTTGGTCAGATGAAGAACGTAGTTTAATTGTCCGTTTAACTGATAATGTAATATATTATAAAAAATTACTCCCAAAAAGTTTAAAACAAGATATCTTAGATGCCTTAAAGATGTGTAATTCTTTAAAAATAGAATTAGATGTACATAGAAATAAAATATTATGCGAATGTAAATGCGAAAATAAAAGTGAATGTAAATGTAAAAGCGAATGCAAATGTAAAAGCGAATGCAAATGTGAAAGCGAATGCAAATGTGAATGTGAAAATAAAAGTGAATGTGAAAATAAAAGTGAATGTGAAAATAAAAGTGAATGTAAGTAATTTTATTTTTAATTAATTATCAATGAAAAAAACGCAATATCGTGTTTATTTTCATCAATAAATATTTTTTAAAATATCAAACGCAATATTGCGTTTATTTTTTTCTTTATTAATTGTATAAATGACAAGTGTTTATACAAATTTATATTTTAATCAACCATTAGTGGTTTTAGACACGACTAGCTCTAGTCAAACAAGTGCTTCACTCTTCTTATACGGTGGATTTACATCATTAGGCGCTTCTACATTTGGAGGAATTTCAACATATACAAATACTACACAAAGTACATCAACAAGTGATGGTTCAATTATTATGTCTGGTGGTATTGGAATTCAGAAAAATGCAAATGTTGGTGGAAATGTGGTTATATCAGGAAGTCTTACAGCTGGATCATTTTTTACAGCAAATATTCAAACAACTAGTATTACAGCAACTAATATTTTATCTACAAATATAACTTCAGGGTATTTATCCGTTGGTACCAGTACTATAGCAAATTTATTAAATACTCACTTAACATCTGGACATATCAATGCAACTGATATGACAATTTCAAGTTTGTTAGCATCATCGCAAATATCAGCTGGTGCTTTATACGCTCCATTAGCAACAATTACTAACCTAGTTGCTACAAATATGACATCTGGATCTTTTGCTGTAGAACACTTTATTGCAACTAATATTACAGCTGGTGTTATTAATGCAAATACAAGAATTAGCTCTGCTAGTGTATATGCCCCATTAGCTACCATTAGCAACGTCGTCGCTACTGATATCAGTTCTGGTACTTTGAACGTCGCCAATGTCACTGCCGCTAATGTCGTCGCTACTGATATCAGTTCTGGAACTCTTAACGTCACTAACGTCACTGCTTCCAATGTCTTTGTTAACACAAAAGTCAGTTCTGCTAGTTTGTACGCTCCTTTAGCTACTATTAGCAATGTCGTCGCCACTTCTACAAGCACTGGATCTCTTAATGTAACCAACGTCACTGCTGCTAGTGTCTTTGCTACCACACAAATCAGTTCTGCCAGTTTGTACGCTCCTTTGGCTACCATCAGTAACGTCGTCGCTACTGACATCAGTTCTGGTACTTTGAACGTCACTAACGTCACTGCTTCCAATGTCTTTGTTAACACAAAAGTCAGTTCTGCCAGTTTGTACGCTCCTTTAGCTACCATCAGTAACATCGTCGCTACTGACATCAGCTCAGGAACTTTGAATGTAACCAACGTCACTGCCGCTAGTGTCTTTGCTACCACACAAATCAGTTCTGCTAGTGTATATGCTCCTTTGGCTACTATTAGCAACGTTGTTGCTACTGCTATGAGTTCTGGAAGTTTGAACGTCACCAACGTCACTGCTTCCAGTGTTTTTGCTACCACACAAATCAGTTCTGCTAGTGTATATGCTCCATTGGCCACTATTAGCAATGTTGTTGCTACTGCTATGAGTTCTGGATCGATTGATGCTACTGGTATGACTGTTGCTACTATTTTAGCAACCAGTTCTATCAGTGCTGGTAATTTGTATGCTCCAAGTGGTACTATAGAAAATATTAAAGCTACAGCTATTACAGTTGGAAGTGTTCACTCTACTTTAGGATCATTCTCCACTTTAGGAACGTCTTGGTTATCTGCTTCTACCATCAGTGGTGGTAATATGTATTTGTCTTCTGATTTATTTGTAGCTGGTACCATTACAACTGTAAACATTACTACAACAAATCTCCTCGATACTAACTTTTCTGGTGGTATTGCTAGCATCAGTGAAAACTTTATCGCATACGGAAACAGTAACACTGTTGGATCTATCTTCACAACTGGAGGAAACGTCGGTATAAATAACACTGCCCCATCTTACACAGTCGACGTCACTGGTGAAATGCGTGTCAGTAACAGTATCACCACTTCTACTTTACTCGCTTCCACAAGTGTCAGTTCTGGACAAATTAATGCTACAAATGCCACTATCTCCAATATTGTTACAACCAACTTGTCTTCTGGAAACTTTGCTGTAACAGATCTTTTGGCAACCAACATTACTGCTTCTAACATTCTTGTTAACACCAAGGTCAGCTCTGCTAGTGTATATGCTCCTTTGGCTACTATTAGCAACATCGTCGCTACCGATATCAGTTCAGGAACTTTGAACGTTACAAACGTCACTGCTGCCAGTGTTTTTGCCACCACACAAATCAGTTCTGCTAGTGTATACGCTCCTTTAGCTACTATTAGTAACGTCGTCTCTACTGATATCAGTTCAGGAACTTTGAACGTTACAAACGTCACTGCTGCCAGTGTATTTGCTAACACACAAGTAAGTTCTGCCAGTTTCTATGCTCCATTGGCTACCATCAGTAACATTGTTGGTACTGCTACAAGTACTGGAACTCTTAATGTTAACACTTCTTCAATGTTACACGGAGGTGTTACAGCTGGATCTCTTAATGTTACCGGAGAATCTACATTGTTGTCTAATGTTACAATGGGATCAAATGTAGTTATTAGTGGTCCATCATTGCAAATTCCAGTTGGAAACGTCTCTACTCGTCCAGCTACTCCACAAGATGGTTATATCCGTTATAATTCTGAAATTCAACAATTCGAAGGTTATGGACCTGGAAGTGCTTGGGGATCTTTGGGTGGTGTTGTTGATATTGCTCAAACAACTAAAATCTTGGCTTCTGAAACTCCAAGTGTAACTGACGGTAACCTTTACTTCTACACTGTAGGATCTGAACGTATGAGAGTCAATAGTTCTGGTAATATCGGTGTTGGTACAAGTGC